CAATCACAGTAAATGCCGAGTAATCGTTACCAACGCCTCTAGCAACGTCTACAGTGATAAGATAGTCATGATTCTCTATTGGGTCTACATAAACATCCAACCCCGCGCTACGGGTCTTGGGGTGGTCATAGACAAGGTTTCTGAGTTTTGATGGTGCAATCAGAGTATCTACCGATCCAAGAAATTCGCATTCAAACTCAACTTTGAATTGTTGTTCTGAAGTGTTTGCTATTGTTTGTGCTTTCCATTTTTCATCTCTTCCAGGAACTTCACTCCAATGAACATCCGTGTAGACATATTCATTCTTTCCTTTCTCCGCATCATGCCATGTTCGGTAGAAATGATTCATACCATGAGGCGTAGATACAATAATTACTTTTGTATTTTTGCCTGAGGTGATTGTGGGATAAACGGATGCAAAGAATGAATCTGCAATATGATTTGGAACGAACGCAAATTCGTCAAGGAATAGAATGTTAAAAGACATTCCTCGAACAGCAGATGCCGATGTAGATGCTGCTAATACTTTAGATCCATTCTCCAATTCTAGAGAACCTTTGTTCCATGATATGATACCTTGTTGCATCCACTTTGGAAGATTTTCATATGCAGTTTGAAATCTATCCAAAAGTTCCCTAGCAGTTGCTGCCTTGTTTGCCAGAATACCAATATTTACGTTATCATTAAAAACTGCATAATGTAGTAGAAAAGATACCACAGTTGTAGACTTACCAGTCTGTCGTGGCATCTTGCAAATATTAAACCGGTTTTCATGAAATCGTCTTACAAGTTTTTCTTGGAATGCATACATTCTAAATGGTTGCAATCCATGGTCGAGAGTGACGATCTTTACATAATTCTTTGCAAAGTAAACAGGATCTTCTTTACACTTGACAAATTCAAGAATTTGATCTTGAGTGAATTCTATTGGCGTATTTGCTTTCTTTAAAAGCGGATTACCAAGATAAACATCATTTGACATAATAAATCCTATTTACTAATTACAATTCCAACGTCTTAGTGCTTTATTAATTCTGCTATCCGGATCTCTAGAAGTTTTTGCTGAAGTTAATTTTGATTTCATACCTTTCATTCTTCTGCAGAATGATTTTCTTCTATCCGCTCTCTTTCCAGTTGGATTTTTTTCAGTTACTGCAGTTTGAAGTTTAGAACCTGGATTTTCCTGACGATAAGCTTTTACCGCTGCTTGACTTAAACCGTCTGTTTTATCTTGACGATTGACTTTTTGCCAGTCTTCTTCAAATTCAACTTCTTCGCCCATTGGCTTCACATAATTTTTATTTGGACCTAATTTTCCAGCACTTCCACCTTGGGGACCAAATGTTTGAATAAGAGGTTGACCGGGTTGTAATTCGGAAACAGAATGATAAACTACTTTTGATCCTGGATAAACCTTTTGCAACTCATCCTGAATTTCTTTTCTGGAAGGAACTCTCAATTGGGGGAAAAACATTTTTAATGAATAATAATTTGCTTTCCACTGAACAGTTACTGAAATAACATTTCCACTTTGAGATTGTATACGAGTTGCTTCTTCTATTTGCGATTTAAATCCTTTAATTGGTTCTGGTTTAATGAGATCTACAAATTCCGCGAAAGTATTTCCATCCGCATCTTCAATTGTTTCTTCGGGAACGCAATTTGGAACCATTTTCTTACCTTTCTTTTTCATTCCAACTTGCTTATATCCAGACCAGCAATCCTCTTCCATTTCACCCCCCTCAATGTAGTCTGCTGCAGTGTCAATGTAGTCTGCTGCTTTAGTGATCTTTGACTGAACCCAAGCCTCAAGAGAACCTTCGCCTTTATCGACTTTTGCTTTCAATCTTCTTACGGCATCTACAATAGTACTCAATTCGGATCTTGCCATTGAATACTCTTCATCTCTTACTGAAATCTTATCCCAGACCTTTTCTCCATATGAGCATTCTGATCTAGTTTCTCTTTTCTTGCACATCGGACAGTATCTTTCTTCCTCGTGCATATGAGTTTCTTCTGATTTTGTTCCCCAGTTAGCAGCACCAACTTTACGACACTTGACAAGTGCTCCAGAAGCATATGCACTTGGCCAAACGTCATATCTTGACTTTACTTTATTATAACAAGCGTCTTTTTTACCACTACTTTTTCCTGATTTATCTTTTACTTCTTGTAAATTGATATCTTCTTTCATTTTCTTTTTTGGAGAATCTGTTGAAACATAAGTTGGTTTTGCAGCACCAGATTTTGACTGCTGCCCGGGATCTGCTGCTTTCTTTCTTCTTGCTGCAGAAAGTCTTTCTGCCTTTGTCATACTCGCTCTTTTAGCAGAAGAAACGCACTTTGGTGTTCCTTCTCCAGGTTCATCACTGGCACAAGTTCCGCCAGTCACCACATTAACCCAACCAGGTTTTCCATCTTTTGAACTTGATGATTTAAACCACTTATGCAAATCTCCCTCATAAGCCATACCGACTTTTGTATGCTTTACTTCCCCCTTTTGCTTTGCAATTAACTTTTTAGACGCAGTTGCAAAATTAGCAATTGGATTTTCATCTGGAGTTTTTTTCTTAGGTGCATCATAAACATCAACATCACCGTCGTTATCACGATCAACATATTGAACTGTTGAGTGATGAACTAACTGTTTTAGATCCAAGTTGGGATCTAATTGGTGTTGTTTTCCTTTTAAATGTGGCGTTTTGTGGGAGAACTTTGGATTCTTCATTCAACTGGTTGGGATTTAGTTTCTTCACCTTTTGCTCTCTTTTTTCTCGCCGCACAATGAGCACGTTGAGAAAATCCTTTAGGATTTGAGCAGTCAATATTCTTTTTATATTTATTAGTCCACTCTTCTTGAAATTCTTTAAATGTTTTCATCTATCTTTTGATTTTTTAGAAGTTTCGCTAAATCTGCAGTTGAACCAACAAATAATGCATTTGTAACGTTAGTTGGACCTTTGACTTGTTTTTGATCTTCTACTTCTTTTAATTTTTTCTGGAGATCCATCAATTTATCTGTGGCATCTGCTACGTTTTTGATCAACTGACCCGCAACTTCATATGCTCTAGGCATTTCACTTTCTTGAGCTAACTCAAGAATTCCATTAATTGCCTCTTGTCCCTTTTCAATTAAACTATAAAGATTTCCTCTCGTATATTCATAATCTTTCTTAATATCTTCAACCGCAGAAGATATTTTTTCTATTTTTTCTATTGCATCATCTTTAGGTTCTTTTACTATTTCAGTATCTACATTTAATGCTTCTTCTAATCCATCGAAATTTTTAGTCATTTTCATAACGTACTTCCACTAAAACCAAAATCATCACCCTCTTCAACTAATGCATTGTCTGCTGTAGTTATTGACTTAACTTCCGCACCTGCAAGGTGTGAAGTAATTGTAGTATTATCTCTTCCACGTTCAACTGTTAAGACATTGCCACTTTTCAACTTAACATATACTTCTTCGCCTTCAACATCAAGATAAGTATTTACATTAATTGACGCTGCATTATTTACTGTTATTAAAGTATCTTCTGTTGTTATATCCTTTGTAATGTTTGTAAGTACAATACCGGTATAGTTTTTGATTGCTCTTGGTTCTGACGAAAAAACAACTTCTCTGGTAGTGAGTGATGATGGTTCTCCAGCAGAGTAACTGATAGTTGCTTTCTTGATAATATCCTTGGATGCTGTGGTGACGGGTCCAAACAGATATGTTTTTGCTGTAAATCTTAAGGTATAAAGAAGAACTCTTCTACTATTAAAGTCCCCTTCATAATCGTCTTGCATTGTAATATTTTCCAATACAATGGGAATATCTCTCTTTTCTTCTATGGATTCTACTAATTCTACGGATATATTGTAAGAGGGTTGAAAATATGGTAATATTTGTTCTAATATTTGCAAAGCATCGTCGTTCAACTTAGACATAATACTAAGTTCAAATTGCATATTATATGGAACTGGTAAGTATGCCTTTTTTGTTTCTGTGCCAGTTTCTGGATCTTTTGCAAGAAAAGTTTGAGTTGTTGAAACTTTTCTTTGAGAATCATAAGTAAGACCAGTAAACTCAAATGACATTCTTGGTAATGTTATTGCAGTTGGCTTGTTTAAATCCGGAGATTGATTAAGTCTTGCCAAGAACTTTTGAGTTGGTCCATAAGCCAGAGGTACTTTTATAACACTCACAACTTGATTAGAAGAATTTGTGTGTTTAATTGAGATGTTATTAAAAAGAGTACCGAAAGAAATTACGGTTCTTCTTAATATCTCGTTATAAAAATACTCAAACATTGTTATGCTCTCTTTATAATATTATTTAACAATAATAAAAATTATTTATGGCATTCCAAAAGGGTTTATCTCACTAAAGTCTATAATTTGGTCTGCTTCAGACTCTATATTTTCATTATCAGAGTATCCATCCTTTATTTGAGTTACATCTACTTTTCTTAGCTGATGTGATGCACTAGAAGATGTTCCTACTATATTTTCTCCGATAATAAAAGTACCAGAAATAGAAGAAACTTCAAGAACATTTGTAACAGAATTCCATGATCTTACCCTAGCAGTTGTTCCACTTGTTGAACCAGTTACTTTTTCATTAAAAATAAAGTTTCCTGAAGATGATGTTGAAGGTGCTCCTATTGATATTATAGGTGCGGCAGTGTAACCAAGTCCTGCGTTTGTTATTCTTATTGCGGTTATTGTTCCGGCAGAACTAACAACAGCGGTAGCAGCTGCTGAGACTGTTGATAGACCAGTAAATGTGATTGTTGGTGGAGCAGTGTACCCAGAACCTCCTCCTGTTACGGTAATTATTCCAACTATTCCGTCTCCAATTGATGCTGTAGCGGCCGCACCAGATCCACCGCCACCAATAAATCTAATTTGAGGTGCAATTGTATAACCAAATCCGGGATTAACTATCTGTACACTTTGAACGGACTTAGCTACTGGGTTGACATTATCATTACATACAACTATTCCACCTATCATTACTGCGGTAGCGATACCAGTTAATCCACCTGTGGATGCAGATGATATACCAACTTTAGGAATTGATGTA